ATACACCTAGTATAGCTAAGGCTTTAGATATAGACAGTTTGTATGATTTAATCAATACGCAATACCATAGCATACCATCTAAGACAATACCATCTAAGGCAAATGCAGTTATGCAAGCACCACTAGCAAAAGGTTTAAGTATTGAACCACAATATATTATACCTGAGAAATCGCCTATACAAAATCCTATATTACCTAAATTTAATCGTCTTACGACTATATCTTATAATACCCCTAATGATATACTAAAAGAGAATAATCCTTATCTTGATTTAGCTTATTCTAATGCACTAAACGGTTCATAAATATTATGCTATACTGTTATAAATTTATTAAAGGATAATTATGGATAATAAAGTTATAGAAGAAGTAGAAGAACTAGATGAAGTACAAGATACTAAATTAACTGATTGGAAGAATCCACCTTCTGTCAGCGATCTTGAAGCTGATTTACATGCGGCAGAACCTAGTCATAGTGAACATAAAGCAAATGTAGAAAGATGGTTAGATAATCTAGCTGCTAAACTAAAAATTAAGCCTTTAAAAGGTAGAAGTAAAGTCCAACCTAAACTTATTCGAACTCAAGCTGAGTGGAGATATGCAGCACTAGAAGAACCTTTTTTATCTGCACAAGATATGTTTAGTGTTAGCCCTAGAACATTTGAAGATATTAAAGGTGCTAGAGATAATCAATTAGTTCTAAACTACCAATGGAATACTAAAATTGATAAAGTAGCTTTCATTAACGAATATGTTAGAACAGCTGTTGATGAAGGTACAGTTATAGTTCAAGTAGGTTGGGAATACGAAGAGGAAGAAAAAGAAGTAGAGGTAGAAATAGAAGCTACACCTGAACAAAAACAAATGTATTTAATAGAACAAGTACGACAAGGAGTTATGTCTCAGGAAGAAGCTCAAGCACAGATGCAATCAACAGAACCAATGATAATTGGTACTAAAGTTGAAAAGCGTAAAGTAGTTGTTAAAAATAATCCTACATATAGAATATGTGAATACGATAGATGTGTCATAGATCCTACTTGTGAAGGTGATATTGATAAAGCACAGTTTATTATTATGTCGTTTGAGACTAGTCTTAGTGATCTAAAAAAAGATGGTACATATAAGAATCTGGATAAGGTGTTTGGTTCAATAGATAATANCAGTGCTGCCTCTAATGATGCTGATTTTTTGGCTCAACAACGTAATCCTACAGGATTTGAATTCAAAGATAAAGCCAGAAAAAAAGTAACAGCTTATGAATATTATGGTTATTGGGATATACACGGTACAGGTATGACACAGCCTATTAAAGCTGTATGGATATCTGGAAGTAATATTATGATCAAGCTAGAAGAACTTCCGTACCCTGACAAAAAACTTCCATTTGTTGCAGTATCTTATTTACCAGTGCGTAAAAGTATTTACGGAGAACCTGATGGTGCATTACTAGAGGATAAACAAAATATAGCAGGTGCAATTAATAGAGGTATAATAGATATTTTAGGGAGAAGTGCTAATGGTCAGATAGCTATGTCTAAAGGTTTCTTAGATGTTGCTAATCAAAAGAGATTTGATAATGGTGAACATTTTTTCTATAATCAAGGTTTTGACCCTAGACGAGATATACATATGCTGATGTACCCAGAAATACCCAATAGTGCTTTAACTATGTTACAGTTACAAACAGCTGAGGCTGAATCTCTTACAGGCGTTAAGTCTTATAGCCAAGGTGTATCTAGTGTTTCTCTAGGTAATGTAGCTGCTGGTATCAGAGGAGCATTAGACAGTGCTAGTAAAAGAGAACTAGGAATACTTAGAAGACTTAGCAAGGGTTTAGAAAAAATAGGCAGAAAAACTATAGCCATGAACGCTGTATGGCTAAATGACGAAGAGGTCATACGCATCACTAACGATGAATTTAGAACTATTAGACGAGATGATTTAAGTGGTGATTATGATTTGAATCTATCAATTAGTACAGCCGAGAGTGATGACCGAAAAGCACAGGAATTAGCATTTATGTTACAAACTACTGCTCAATCTAGTGATCCAGAAGAGGTTAGAATGATTAGAGCTGAAATTGCTAGATTAAGAAAAATGCCTGAGTTAGCTAAGCGTATAGAAGAATTTAAACCTCAAGTTGATCCTATACAACAACAAATACAACAACTACAAGTTCAACTATTACAAGCACAAGTACAAAATGAATTTGCTAAAGCTAAAGAAAATGAAATTGATTATGCACTTAAAGCTGCTAAAGTACAAAGTGAACTTGCTAAAGCAGGTAAAATTAATAGTGAAAGGGATAAATTGGATCAAGATTTCCTTAATGAAGATAAAGGTGTAAATCATCAAAGAGAATTAGAAAAAATGAATGCTAATAGGTTATCTAAACTTGATGAAGTAGCTTTTAAAGCAACTGCAGATAAACATATACAATTACCTGTTGAACCAAGAAGTATTTATGAATAATTATACATTAGATAATTTTAACTATGGTTCTATTAAGTTTAATAAACGCTTTTAATATTAAAATACAATTTATTTGACAAATAAAATATATTTATAGTATTATTTCATAGACTAATAAGTGATGTCTCTAAAAGCTCATATTAAGAAATCTCGTAAGAGGACACAAAGGAAATTAAAATGATTAGCCAAAAAGATATGGAACGCATTGAACNGGAAAATCAACATGCTAAAGTTGCTTTAGCTAAAGGTGAAGCTNTAAAAAGACTACTCGAAAANCCAGACTACAAAGAAATTATCACAGAAGGTTATTGTAAAAATTACCCATCTGAAATAGGTGTAGCAATTGCTAATAATACAGGAGCTTATGATGTAGATGTATTAATGAATAATCTAAAAGGTATTAATACATATATTGGATATATTTTTAGTATATCTAGTAGATACCAAGAAGCTTTACAGACTATACGAGATAATGAAGCTTTTGTAGCACAGAATGGTTTAAGTGAGGAGTAATAGATGGCTGAAGTAAATTTTAGTACTATGACTGACGAAGAGTTTGTAAAGTATTCTATGTCAAATGACGAATCAGAACAAACAGTAGAGACAAAACAATCTGATGTAACTAATGATATTGAGGACACTGAATCTGAAACAACTGAATTAGACACCGACACACAAACTGACGAGCAAGATACTGGTGATACTGATACAGATGATAATGATGAAGAAGAATCTCAACAACAGCAAAATGAAAATAATTCTAATGAAACAGAAGACACAGAAACTAATGATACAGCAGAAACTTCAGAAATAGATTATAAAGCATTTTATGAACAAGTTACCTCAGATTATAAAGCAAATGGTAAAATGATGCCAGGACTTAAAAATCCTGAAGACTTTAAGACTGCACTAGCTATGGCTAGTAATTATGCTCTAAAGATGGCTGCATTAAAACCTCATCTTGCTAAAATTAAAACACTAGAAAAATTAGGTGTTACTGATGAAGAGTTTAATGAAATGCTTGAATTGCGGGCTAGAAATCCTGAAGCAATAAAAAAAGTATTAAAAGAAGCTAATATAGATCCATTAGATATTGATATAAATGAGGAAAGTAATTATAGACCTCAAAACCATATTATATCTCAGGCAGAACTGGAATATGAGAATATAATAAGCAGTATTAAAGATACACCTGAATTTGCTACAACAGTTAAAGTGGTTACTGAGGTGTGGGATGAAACTTCTAGGAGAGCAATGTTTGAAAATCCTAAATTAATCAAAGGATTAAACGAGGAAATCCAAATGGGTAGATTTGATTATATACAAAGTTTAATAGAACAAAGAAAATTACTCGGTAAAGATAATGGAATGAGTGATTTAGAAATGTATAGAGAGATTGCTACTGCTATGGATATGCAACAACAACAACAACAACAAGTTGCTACACCTAAAATGACTACTCCTACACCGAAAGTTGAAAATCCTGCTATTATTCAACAGAAAAAACAAGCAGGTATAAGCACTAAGAAAACATCTAATGCTGTAAAGAAATATGACCCAGCTAGACTGAGTGATGATGAATTTATGGCATTAGTACAAGCTGGTGCTAAATTTATAAATTAAAAGGAGTAAACAATGTCAAACCCAATGGTATATGGAAATGGAACAAACAGTTCAATCGGAAGTCAATTTAATACATATGAATATAAAAGAACAGCTATAATTGAAACAGCAGATGCTGAATATTTCGGTCAACTAGGTGATACTGAAACACTTACTAAAAACTATGGTCAAAAACTAAAAAAATATCACTATATTCCTCTATTGGATGATAGAAATATTAATGACCAAGGACTAGATGCTACAGGTGCTGTAGTAGCAAACGGTAATTTGTATGGTTCATCTAAAAACCCTGGTTATATCACAGGTAAACTTCCTGTACTATCTGAAACAGGCGGTAGAGTAAACAGGGTAGGATTTAAAAGACTAGAAGTAGAAGGTGAAATTAATAACTATGGTTTCTTCTATGAATGGTCAGCTGATTCAATGCAATTTGATACAGACAAAGATCTTGGTATGCATATTACTAGAGAAGCTCTAAGAGGTGCAAGAGAGATTACAGAGGATATTCTTCAACTCGACCTTCTTAATGGAGCAGGGGTTGTAAGATATACAGGTGATGCTACATCTATTGCTACAGTAGGTTATAATGCTAATGATACTCTTAACTCTGTGGTAAAATACGATGACTTTGTTAAACTACAAGTAATTCTAGATGACAATAGATGTCCAAAAGATACTAAAGCTATTGTAGGTTCAAGAGATACTGATGTTATTAATATTAATGCTGCTAGATATATGTTTATTGGTTCAGAGCTAATTCCAACTATTATGAGGCTGACTGACTATCACGGAGAGAAAGCATTTGTTCCTGTGGAAAAATATGCTCAAAGTACAGTTAGCGGTAAATATGTCAATACACTACATGGTGAAATAGGTTCTGTTGCAGGATTTAGACTAGTTGTAGTACCTGAAATGATGGGATATGTAGGTGGTGGAGAAGCTCTAGGAGCAGATACGACATACCTTAACGATGGTTCTAGATATAATGTATATCCTATGCTAGTTGTAGGTTCTGGTGCGTTTGCACATATCCGTTTCCAAGCAAGCGGTAATACAGCTGATAAATTCCACATTATTGTACGTAAACCTGGTACATTTGCAAATGCTGATGATCCGTTTGAAAAAATTGGTTATAGTTCAATCCAATTCTGGCAAGGTACTTTGATTCTTAGACCTGAGTGGATTGCTACTATATGGACAATGGCTAAAGGGTAACCTTTAGCATTTAATTAGATGTTATACATCTATCTAGATGTATGACTGCAAAACGTGGTATCACCCACATATACTAAAAAGATAACAAAAGGAATATAAATGTCAAACACAGAAACAACATCAACTCCAACACCTAGAGATTTGCTTAAAGAAAAAGCAGATTTACTAGGTATTACATATAGTAGAAATATTAGTGATGAAAAACTAAAAGCTTTAATCGATGAAAAGCTTAATCCCACAGTAAATNAANAAGTTGATAATAAAGTTAAGACACATAATGAACAAGTATCAGATGCTATTAGTACAATGAGGACTGAGGCTATGAAATTAAAAAGATGTATTGTAACTTGTATGGATCCAGCTATGAAAGAGTGGGAAACTACTCCTTATTTAAGCGTTAGTAACAGTATTCTTGCCCTACCTAAAATTGTTGTGCCTTTAGGGGTGGAATGGCATATTCCACAAATATATTATGATATGTTAAAAAATCAAAAATGCTTTATTAGCGTTAAAGGTAAAGATGTTAAAGGTAGAACCATAACTACTAGAAAAGAAATTAATAAGTATTCTATTCAAGATTTACCTGACCTAACAGAAAAAGAATTAGCTGAATTAAAACAAGCACAAATAATGAGAGATGGAGTTCTTGCTTAATAGTTTATATACTATACCCTACGGGGTATAGTAATATATACTACAGGAGGTAATACATGGCTACTAAAACAGATTTTACAATAATAAAAGGTAAACAGTTAGATTTTAATATTATTGTTAAAGAAAATAATAATGTTATACCCCTTGTTCTTAATAGCACTGATACATTTACTTTTTCATTAGTAGATAAAAAAACTGGTATAAAATTTATTACTGATAAACCTATGGTAATTACAGATGCCCTTAACGGTGAAGTTAGCGGTACAATCACATCTGCTGAAAGCAGTTCATTGTTAGCTAAAAAAGCTAGGGCAGAAGATAAATATATACCTAGATCTAATCTACGCTTAGTTGTATCAGGTAACACAATATCACAAGGTGAAATGGTAGCTTATATTGAAGATGTATATGTAATAGAAGGATAATAATGTATGCCTATAGAAACTACTACTCCTATTGATGTTAAAGCTGAAATAAAGAAATATACTTTAGTAGGTGATGACATATATGTAAAACAATATAACAAGAATAATGTACCTACTTGGTACAAAAGCCTTATTAATGATATTGTAGCTACTGATCCAACTATTACAGATATACAAGGAGCAATAGATTTTCTTACTAGCCAAGGTAACGGATATAAACAAAGTATAGTTAATTTAGAAACTCTTAATACATCTATTAATGCTAGTTTAACTACATTAACAAGTCAAATAAATAATAATATAGCAGGAATAGCAAATCTT